TCAATGACCTCTGGGAAAAGCTCGGATTCACCAATGCTGACAGTAGAAGAGATCGGCAAGCTTTCTCCGATGTTATTCGAGGAGCAATGGACCGAGTTAAAAAGTCTAAATGAGGCTGCGGCTGAAGATTTCTTATTCTTCCGTTGCGCGACTGACTTACGTTTGTTCTCGCTTATCTTTTTCCCTCACTATTGTACGTATGCTTTTAACGAATTTCACACGGACATTTTTGATGAGACTCAGTGGCGAGAGAGAGCGGTGCGCAGAGCGCGCGCTGCGCCTCGTGGTTACGCGAAGTCAACGATCAAAGCCCTTATTAAACCTCTCCACGATGTCTGTTATGGCCTTGAGAAGTTCATCGTATTCATCTCGAACAACCAGGACCAGGCAAACGGAAAGCTTAAAGACATTCGGTCCGAGATTCTGGGTAACACTAATATGGTTGAGTTTTTTGGAATTCATTTTTCAAAAAAGAATCCAGGCGAGACGAGCTACGAGTTGGAGTGCCAAGGTTCTACGGCAAAGTTTGTGGCGTATGGGTCGGGTGTGGAAATCCGAGGCATTCGATTCGGTGCGGAGCGCCCAACAAAGATTGTGGTGGACGATTCGGAGCATTCCGAGGAAGTCATGAGCGAGGATCTGAGAAACAAATTCTCAGATTGGTTTTTCCAAGTGGTCTCGCAGATCGGAAACGAGAGCACCAACATCGAGTTTATCGGCACGATGCTTCACCGTGAGTCGCAGCTCGCGAAGCTTCTCAAGAACCCAGCTTACGACGGCAAGCTCTACAAATCCGTGATCTCGTGGGCCGCGCGCCAAGACCTTTGGAATCAGTGGCAAACCCTTTATGTGAACATCGACAACCCCCTGCGCCTGGAGGAAAGCGAATTATTCTACAAAGCCAATGAAACGGCCATGCTCGAAGGTACTAAGGTGCTGTGGCCCGAGAAAGAGCCTTATTTCTGGCTCATGAAGGAGATGATCGAAAAGGGTCGCCGCAACTTCATGAAGGAAAAGCAAAATGAACCCATCGGTGGTGACGAGCGGCTCTTTGATCGGCTGCGCTTTTATCAAGAGCGGCCCGAGGGCCTGTTCATTGAAGACACGCAAACGCTCGTACCCTGGGGTGAGATTGAGCCCGAGGCCCAAGCGGCCATCGATCCTGCGACCGGACAATCTAAGGCCAAGAAGGGGAAGCTCACGGACTTTGCCTGTCTGCTCGGGGGTTACAAAGATTTCAAGGGGCGACTGTTCGTGCACAAGGATGTCACCAAGCGCATGAGCCCCACTAAACAGATTGCGGCCATCTTCGAGATGAACGATGCCATGAGGCTTTCCAAGGTCGGCGTAGAAACGAATTTGTATCGAAATCTCATGCTCCCCAACATCGCCGAGGAGAAGAAGCGGCGGGAAAAGGCCCGACGTGAATCGAAGGTGCTAGACTGGGGCATCCAGATGGCTTTCTACGACATCGAGCAGACCGAGAACAAAGACAAGCGAATCCACACCCTTGAGCCAAAGACCACTCACGGGTATATTCTATTTAACCGCTCCCTTTCTCCTGAGTTCATGGGTATGATGGAAGCGTATCCCTTTGGAGATCACGACGATGGGCCTGATGCCCTTGAAATGCTCTGGAGCCTGGTCAACAATCGGTTTAAGGCGGCGAGTGTGGATCTCGACGCGATGGGGAGAGTTTGAATGACCCAAGGTGAAGGCAGTCGCGGTACAAAAGCTGGAAAAATTAGCAAGTTTTCGGTGAAAAAATGAGCGCATTGGGTGGCATCGGCTCCCGTGGGGGCAAGATCATTGGCTACTTCAAGACGGGCAGGCCGATTTATCAGTCCTACCGTGATGCGCTCAAGGGTGGGCGCACGATTGCAAAAAGCTTGCCTGTACACGCCGTCAATGCCCGTGCGGGTGGGATAGCTGGCCTCGGTCTTGGCTTTATCGCCTCGGGGGCTTATCAGGTGCGTGCGTTGAGCAAGGTTTGGCCTAAGCTTAAGAAGGACATGCTTGAGCATCAGGTGGCTACAAAAGAAACCGTGAGTGGGCTCAAGGAGTTTAGGGGCGTTGAGGTGATCAGTTCGCGCAGAGATTTAGAAGAAAGTAAAACGCTTACGAATGCAGAAAAGCGGTACGTGATCAAGAGCAGCAAGAAGCACCTTGGCTATGGAATCGATGAAATCACTGGTGGCCAAAATGCCGCTGCTTGGAAAAACCCTGACACGGGCAAGGAGTATGTTTTTGCGTCCGAGAAAGTGAATAAGCAGGTTCTTGGTCATGAGCTTGGCCACATTCGCGATTTCCGAGAAGGCAAGATCGACAGGAGCACAGGCAGCTTTACAGGGATACTCAAGGGCCGCCAGGTTGCCTCCGAAACACGGGCCTGGGATAAGTCGCCCTTCAAGGGCAAAGATGACGAACCCGTGCGCACAAATGCATTGGAGACTTACAAAATTAATCGTCGCGCAGCCCGGATAATCCCGGGTTTTAGTGTCGTGGGCACAGTAGGCGCAGTAGCTTACGGCATTGTAGCAAGGAAATTTAAATAATGTCACTCTCCCGGTCCCGCGCATCGGTAGCCAAGCGGTTTCAAAACTTTTTCTCGCGATCCTCGGCTCGCGTGAGGAATAACCTCGGTATCGTGTCGGGCGAGGGGCGCAATGGCGTTCGGCTCGTGCGCAATAAAGAGCTGGACGTTTACGATGCTTACTACGAATCGACGCAGTATGGCCGTATGCCCCAGTGGGACGAATCAAATCGGGCCGATGGGGAGTTCATTCCTGTCCGCGAGCGCCAGCCACGAATCATTTACAATTTCGGCAAGGTCATGGTGGACCGGATCACGAGCAAGCTCGTGGGCCAGGCCCACTTTCCCGATCTCAAGGTTGAGGAAGACCCTGACACTGATAAATTCATCGACCTGATCATTCAGACATCAAAGTTTAAGCAGCGCGCGGCAAAGGCGATTCGCCTGATGTGCTTGTCGGGCAGCTCCTTCATGCGCTTCAATCTGATTGAAGGCTCGCTCGTCATGGAGACGTACCACTCCAAATTCTGTTACCCGACGTTCAAAGAAAATGGAAAACTCCAAGCCGTTACGATCAAGTACGTCTACGAAGACCAGCAAGATAAAGACGAGTCGGGCAATTACCGCAAAAAATGGATGCGCTTGGACCTCGGCGAAGAAACCGATATCTACTACGACAATCCCCCTTTCAACTTTGAAGCCGAGCCCGTGTTCAAACAGGTCGGGGCCAACACACACACGCTGGGGTTTGTTCAAGGCCATTGGTTCAGGACTGACGAAGACAAGCACACGCCCGATGGCCCAAGCATCATTGGCGAGGTGCTCGATTTCATCGACGAACTCAATTACAACTTGAGCCAATCTTCACAAGCCATCAGCTACAACCAAGAGCCACAACTTTCGATCAAGGGGCTCGATGTCGATGGCATCGAGAATCTGATCCGCTCAAGCTCAAAGACTTGGAACCTTGGCCGTGACGGCGAAGCCAAGTTCATTGAAACGAGCATGGAAGGAGTCAAGACCGCTGGGGACTTCCGCGACAAATGCCGCCTGGGGATTCAGGACGTGGCCCGCGTGGTGCTGCTCGACCCCGACAAGATGACCGCTGCCGCGCAATCGGGCAAAGCCATGGAAGTGCTTCACGGCCCGATGGTCGAGCTGATCAATGAGCTGCGCCCCTCAGTGGAAGAAGGGCTCATTGAGCTTGCTACGCGCATGGCGATTGCTGTGCTCGTGTACAGGGACCGTGGGCTTGACACGGATATCCAGGTGCCTGATGGCTACGTGCCCCTGTCGCTCACGCTGATGGCTGCTTGGCCTCAGATTTTCCCGATGACGATGGAAGACCTTCAGAAAAAAGCGCAGGTCGCTCAGACTTTGGTCTCGTCCAACGTCTATTCGCGCGAGTGGGCCACGGGGTGGCTCGCCAAGGATGTGGGCGTGGAGAATGTTGAGGAAGAGCTTCAGAAAATCGCTGAGCAAGCACCCCTCGATCCATTCGGCTCGCTCGACATGATGAATTCGTTCCGGGAAGACCCCGCTCAAGGCTCCCAGCCCCCAGCGAAGGATGAAGGGAAGTGAAAGAGGGCGACGGCTCGCGCGGCGGGCACATCATTCGGTATACGCGCGGGGGAAACCCGGTCTACGGCTTACCCGCTACGCGCAAAGGCCCGATGTTCAGTGAGAAGACTAAGAAAATCGCCAAGGGTGTGGCCATTGTAGCGGGATCTCTTGCGGCGGCGGCCATTGGCGGGAGCGCAGCCGGTTCGATTGCTCGCAAGGGTGCTAGCTACCAGAACAAGGCGCACGATCTTATTCTGCTCTCGGGCAAGGCCAAGGGCCTTCGCAAAGCGAAGGTCACGAAGTGGGCTGTTCGAAACGATCTTTTGCGAAAGGGTTTCGATAAGCTCCACGATGGCTTGCGCGGCGGGAGCGCGGCGGTCGGGGCCACGGGAGCGACTTACGGCACGAGCAAAGTGCTAAAAGAGACCGACAAAGACAGCGCCAAGAATCTGGCCATCGGTGCGGCTGCGGCTACGGGCGCGGCCCTATTCACCGTGCGCGTGGCTGAGTACGCACGCCTTGCCCCCACCCTGGGGCACGCGGTTCGCGTAGCAGCCCGGAAGATTCGTAAGCCGATCAAGCGGGGCTTCTGATGTCAGAGGCGTTTTTCCAAAGGGTCGATGAGGATGCGACTGTGGAAGGCCACGCACATGCCGTGAAACGCCTGCAGCTTGAGCAAACCAAGAAGCTGATTCAAGATTACAAAGACGCCAGGCTTGAGCTGATGGACCGGCTCTCGCGTGCGCCCTACACTTCATTCACGGCCCAACAGATCCGGGGCGTGCTCGCACAGGTCAACGTGGCAATTACTGTCATGAATGGGAAGATCGCGAACAACATGCGCGAGAGCTCGGTGGAAGCTTCGCTCGCGGGCGTGCAGCATCAGCTTGCCGAGATTCGCAAATTCTCCGAAAAGTTTGAGGGCGCAGTGGTACCGATCAACTTGGACGTGGTGCAGGTTTCGTCGGACACGAGCAATCTCCTCATCAACAATTATGAGGCGAGCATGAACCGCTACGACGCCGACGTGCGTGCGAGGATCACGCGCGGCCTTACGCAAGCCGCGATTCAAGAAATCCCTTACGAGCAGGCCGTTGCCAAGATAGGGAAGTTTTTCCAAGGCACTGAGTGGGAGCTGCAAAGGGTCGTGCGCACCGAACTTCAACACACGTACTCGGTGGCCAAACTCAACGGACTCAGGAAGCTGGCCAAAGATACACTGCCTGACTTGAAAAAGGCGCTCTACCATCCGATGGACTCACGCACGGGCCAAGATTCCATCGAGCTTGCCGAGAAGAATCCGATTCTCCCGCTCGATCAGCCTTTCGTTCAGAAGTACAGAGCGAGCCCAAAGTCAAAGCTTCAAAGCTACGTTTTCATGACGCCCCCTAACCGGCCCAATGACCGGGCCATCTTGATCCCGTATCGCGACGCATGGGCTTGACTCTTTATTAGCTTTCCACCATGCTGTTAAGCATCGTTGCGTTAAATAGCCCGGGCAGGACTCGGGCAAACAAAAGGTGAGTCAATGAAATATCAGAAGAATGAAGACGGAACCGACAAGCTTGACGCTGCCGGTAACAAGATTCCTGTAGTCGAGGTGGTGGTTGATCCTCCCGCCGAAGCAAGGGAATCAGAAACTCCTGTCCCCGATGACGGGGAAGTTGACGAATCGAAACTCGACGAGAAAACCCGCAAGTACATTCAAGGCTTGCGGAAGGAGAGCGCTGGTTACCGGACGAAGCACAAAACTTCCGAAGGCAACCTAGCTCAGGTCAAGAAGCTACTAGGTCTGGACCCTGCCGACTCGATGTCGGCAGAGCAAAAGATCGCGGCTCTTCAAGGCCAGTCTGAAGCACAACAATTTCAATCCGCCGTGCTCCAGAACGCAGTAGAACATGGTGTCGGTAAAGAAAGCCTGAAGTATTTCTCTTTCCTGCTCACTGAAGCACGGGAAGGGCTTGCGGATGGCGAGGAACTCGCAGAAGACGCGATTAAAGCGGCGGCTCTGGAAGCCAAAGCTAAAGCGGTCAAGCCCAAGGCAACGAGCAGCGTGAACCCCCAGGTGGGCGGCGCGACTACTCCGGTAGCGGGCGATGGCTCTTTGACGGTCGAGGCTTTTGCCACGATGACGGTCAGCGAGAAGTCCAAGGTCTTTACTGAACAACCGGAACTCTACGAGCGGCTCTGGAAACAAGCGACGGAAAAAAACCTGATCAAGTGAGGATCAACACATGAGTGCAACCACTTCCGCCGATTTTGCTTTTGCCCCCAAAGTTTGGAAAGACCACATCCGGGCTTTCTTCCGCCGCCGCCTGATCTTTGGTCAGTTCGCCGTCGAGGATCGCTCCCTGGTGTCCGCGCCTGGGACCACGGTCAACTTCCCGTACTTTAAGAAGATCGGTGACGCGCAAGAGCCCGAGGAAGATGTCGGCCTCGATGTCGATAAATTGTCGGATGACTCTTTTCTGGTCACCGTCAAGGAAGTCTCCAAGGCTGTCGGGATCAAGAAGAAGGCTTTCAAGACTTCTGCCGTGCGCTCGGATGAGATCATTGCTGAAGTTCAGCGCCAGATCGGTCGCGTGATGGCCGAAAAAGTGGATAAGGATCTCGTCGTTGAGTTCTCCACCCCCGGCAACTACGTTGACGGTTTCGTGGCTACCATTGCCGGTGACATCATGACTGTTCCGACCCTGAACAAAGCCAAGATCACTGGTTTCGGCGATTTGTTTGGTGATGCTAAGGTCGTCTTCATGCATTCGCTCCAGTACCTCGACCTCATGAACAATACTCCCCAGGGATTTCTCCAGGCGAATGCGGTGGATCCGATGTTCATGGTCGATGGCTTCGTGGGCCGTTTGCTCGGGATCGCCATCGTGGTCAACGACAACATGCCTGTGGGTCCGACCATCGGTGGGCGTCCGAGCTACGATGCTTTCATCATGAAAGATAATCCCTACGGCCTCATGATCAAGCAGGAGATGGAAGTCGAAAGCGACTACGACATCCTCAAGCGTGAGTGGGTTTTCACGGGCGATCAATGGTACGGCGTCAAGTCGTTCCACGCCAAGATCGACGCGCAGGACCTCAAGACCCTTCGCCTGCGCACGACCATCAGCCCGTAACTAGTTGAGTTGGGGTGAGGCTCTAGGGCTTCACCCCTTCTCACCACCTCAAAACTTTTTAGGAGACTTCAATGGCCCATAATAACGAACTAAATGCATTTTCCACTCGCATTGCCCTCGCGGCTCTCGCGGGCGGCGCAACGGTCACCCTTCCGGCTCTTTGGTTTAAGCGTGGTTCACGGCTCAAGCAGCTTTCGCTCTTGAGCGCGGCCAACATCGCAGCCGATCCGGCCAATTACATCACCGTGCAGTTGCAGGATCTCGCAGGCAACGTGCTTGCGACCCTGAGCACACGTGCCATTGCCACGGGCGATGGCGCTGGTCCGGCTGTGTTGCTCACCCCGCTCTCGTCCAACCTCGGCAAGGACATTGACCTTAGCCTGGCCATTGGCCTCACTACCAAGCTTGTCGTGAGCTCGACGGGTACCGCGGCGGTGGGCGTGAACTCGGCTGTTCAGATCGACTGGCATAACCGCTAATTACAGGCGGCTTGCGTTAAGCTAGGGCCGCGCGTCCAGGGTTTTTCCCCTGCGCCGCGCGGCCCTTTTTATTAGGAGAAACCACCATGAGCATGTTCGCCACTCGCCGCAAGATCCAAGAAGATAATGCCCGTCGCCTCGCGAAAGCCGAGGTTTTGAAAACCGCTGAAAAGTCCAAAGAAGACAAGCCCAAGGAAGTGAAGGCCGTTGTCCAGCCTAAGAAAGAAACGCGCTAATGGCGCTCACTTCACAGCAACAATACGACGTGGTGATCTTGCTCGGGCATCCGGGCAAGACGCTTTTGTACAGCTCCACGCATTACAATTCGATCATTTCCGCGCGCGTAAACAACCTTGTGCCCGAGATCGAAAGCCACATCATCGAATTGGTCAGGCGAGTGAAGTGCATTGATGAACGCCTGGAGATGAGCTTAGGGCGCATGAGCACGCTCGAAGTGCAGGACATTAAGCTCGATCCGGCTGAGCAAACGCGCCTGCGCAAAGAGCGCCGGATCTTGCTCGCTGAGTTGTCCGATCTGACTGACATCGAGATCGCGAAATCGGGCGGCGTTAACATTCAGACGATTGCATGAGGAGCTGTAAACCGAGCAACATTCTGGCCGATCTTCTCCCGGGGCTCGATGGCATCTATGGCCTTCGTGACGACCTGGGGCTTACGTTCAAGCAAGTCTCGATCATCACGCGCACATGGCCGGGCCGCCGCTTAGGCGATGGCAAGGCCGTTGACCGTGTGGAGCCCATGCGCCCCACTCCGCAGATCACGGAAATCGGCAATGACATACGCATTCAGGAAGCGGGCGCAGTGAAGCAAGGGGACGTGATCCTCAAGGGTGTTTCCAAGCACTCCTACCCGACCA